TTCAAATAACTCACATGCAGGTCAAGCATCAGGTGCAACGCCTATCTACATGGCCTTTGCCGAACAACCCTTTAAGTACGCTAACGCTAGGTGAGGAGACATAATATGCCTTGGAAGTATAACGATAAAAGAGTCATTAAAGAAGGTAAGCAGTGGCAAGATGACGAAGGTGTACAACATCCTTGGTGCTGGGCTAGATGGGATGACGAGTATAAAGGCTCTAAAGGTCTAGTTTGGTATGAGGATTACAAACCGTGAGTAAAGAAACTAATAGTTGGCATCTCAGTAAGTCCGTACCCGTATCACTTATACTAGCACTCGTCATACAAGCAGCCGCCATAGTGTGGACTGTATCACAGATGCAATCTAATATAGAAGCTAATGCAACAAACCTCATCAGATTAGAAACACGAACAGAGAAGCTAGAGATGGCAGTACAAAGCCAAGCTGTAGCTCTGGCACGAATAGACGAGAACATCAAAGCAATACGAACTCACGTAGAACGTATAGCGTCTCAAAATTAAGGATTATATAAATGGCTATGAAGTTTGGCGGTTTTACCCCAGAGCAAATGAAAGTATTGTTGCCTAAATTAGGGTATAAAGGTTCAATGCAAACAGATGAAATTGATATGTTTCTGGCTGCTAGTCCTAGAGCCGCTTCTCAACTAGGAAGATATACAGAAGCTGCTCGACAAATGGTTGAAGGTAAACCTATAGATAAAATGCGTAACATGGCAAATGGTGGTTTTGTGTTTCCTAGTAAAAATGCTAAAGGAAATGTTAATAGGTTAAACTTAGAAGATAATCCTGAATATGGGGAAAACATTGAACAACAGACAGCAGCAGTAAATAAATTACAAAACACCTTTCCCCTGCCACAAGAAGACACACGAAGATTTCAAGAAGGTGGTACTGTAGCATATCGTCCTCCCCAAGCTGGAGTACAGCCGCCTACTCAAGCCGTTGAAGATCCAGCTCAAACATTTTTAAACACCACACAACAAAATTATTCAAATGCATTAGCCTCTCAACAATCTGCAAGAGATGCCTTAGCTGCTGATCCAAGTAATGAAAATTTACTAACAGCACTAACGGCTGCAGATTCTAAAGTAGCACAATTAAACGAAGCTGTAACTCAAGCACAAGATCAATTTAAACAAACTTCTATGCCTACTCCAGCAGAGTTAATACAACAAAGTACCGTTGATCCTTTATCTTTAGTAACTCAAGGTTACACTCAAACTACAGATCCAGGTCAGGCTGCTGCAGGAACAATTGCACTCGATTCTGGTCAAGCTGGAGTAACGAGGGAGGCTGCAACACAGTCGGGTCAAGCAGTTACGGCTGCTGCTCCAACAATTTCCCCTGCTTCTTTAGCAGAAACAACGGCAACAGCACCTGGAGTAGCACAAGCTACAGCAGGAACAGTTGCTGCACAGGGACAAGTTTCTTCTGATGCCAACGTACAAGCAGCACAACAAACTCCCTCTCAACTTGCACAATTAGCACTTACTCCTTCGCAAATAGCTCAAGCGGCACAGGTACAGGCTCCTATTGCTAGGTCTTTGCAAGCAGGTGAAACCATAACTGGTTCAGCCGTAGATATGGCTACAGTTAAAGCTGAAACTAACTTTGCTGCGGCTACAGGAGCTCCTTCTACAGATGCTACAGTTCAGGGGCAGTTAACTCAGCTTATGGCTGACTTTGAGGGAGGAGATCCTCCTGCATGGGCTGCAGGGGCTATGAGAGCCGCTACAGCAGCTATGGCACAAAGAGGGCTAGGGGCATCCAGTATGGCAGGACAAGCTCTCATACAGGCTGCTATGGAGTCTGCGCTACCAATTGCCCAAATAGATGCTTCTACCTTTGCTAGGTTTGAAGAGCAAAGTTTATCTAATAGACAACAAACTGCTATGTTTGCAGCAGAAAAGAGAGCACAATTTTTAGGTGTAGACTTTACTCAAGCATTTCAAACTCGTGTAGCTAATGCTGCTCGTGTAGCTGACATTGCTAATGTTAACTTTAATTCACAACAACAAATTGCATTAGAAAATGCACAACTTACGCAGTCGGTAGACTTAGCTAATTTGAATGCCTCTAATGCTAAAGTAATGGCAGATGCTGCAGCCTTGTCACAAACAGACTTAACTAATTTAAATAATAGGCAACAGGCTCAAGTTCAAAATGCTAAATCCTTTTTAGATATGGAAATGGCTAACTTAACAAACAGTCAACAAACAGAAATGTTTAAATCTCAAGCTGTTATTAATTCACTAATGTCAGATAGTGCGGCTGCAAACGCTACTGCTCAATTTAATGCTTCTAGTGAAAATCAAGTTACGCAATTCTTTTCTAACTTAGCTACACAGATTTCTCAGTTTAATGGAGAACAACAGAATAGTTTGATAAAATTTAATGTTGGTGAAGATAATGCAATTGAGCAATTTAATTCAACACAAGTAAATTTAAGAGATACCTTCAATGCTCAGAACGGACTAATTATAGATCAAGCTAATGCTCAATGGTATCAAAGCATAGCTACAACGGATAATGCCGCAATAAACCAATCAAACAGAGAAGCTGCTGCCCAGGCTAACAATATGTCGTCCCTAGGATTTAGTGCATATATGCAAGAAGTTAGGGACCTAATGAGCTTTGCTTGGCAAACGGCAAACAATGATGCAGATAGAGCTACTACATTAGCCACTGCAAATTTAGCTAGGGAAGCCAGTGAAGCAAATGCTAAAGCTAATAAAAGTGCTGGGCTATGGGGTGCTCTTGGCAGTGTTGCCGCTGCTATTCTTAAACCTATCGGATAATAGAGGTGCGTTTGCGATGAGCAATTACTCAATAGACTTACAAAAATTAAAAACAGATAACAACAGAGATATAAAATTTTATCCTGAATATGATGATAAATTAAAGTTAGATCTTAGTACTGCAAATGAAGTTGCCTTTTCAGATCCTGTTCCAGAAGGAGACAGACCTATATTAAGGCCTAAGAGCCAATCTCAAAAACAATTTGATAAAAGTAAATTTTTAATTGGTATCCAAGACACAAATAAAATTGTCTTTGATATAGGAAGAAACCCTGAACTAGAAAAGTCTTTTTTTGCTAATATTGCTTTAATTGCTGAATCAGATCATGGATCAATCCCTCAAGCTACAAATGACGAAGGGGATACAACAACAAAAGACATAGCATATGGACATAAAATTACTGATACTGAGATGGCGTTAAGACAAATACACGGTATACCTTTTATAGATAAGCAAGGAAACTTCATTCCTTTAACGCAAAACCAAAAAAATATTATCTTTAATAAAGATATGGAAATGCACCTTATGGAGGCTCGTAGAGCAGGATGGGATTCAAAGTTAAAAGCAATTGGAACTAGTTGGGAACAATTAGATAGTCAGTATAAACTTCCTTTAATGTCCTTAGCTTATAATCTTGGGGGTACTAATGCTGGAAAACAATTTACCAAAGTTTTAACAGCCGCAAAAGAAAAGAATTTAAATAATTTTGCTAAAGAACTAAGAAGAAAAGCTGGAGGAAAAAACACTAAGGGTATGGATAATAGAGTAGTAAGAGAATTACAGTATTCAGGACTTATTAAAAATAGTAATAGTGTAAAATCTTTTTTGCCATTGGCAAGTATTTAAGGATAAATAATGTCGTACAGTTATTTTGGTTGGGAAGATGAATTTAAAGGGTTAACTAAAGATACAAACTTTAGTGGCTCTGCTGAAGAAGACTCTAAACCTCAAGGATTAGGTTCTAAACCAAAAGTAGTAGAAACTTCTGAAGAAGAAGATACTCAAGAATTAAATTTATTTAGTATTATAAAACGAATAGCAAATAATTTTGCTGAGTCTGTTGATAATGATGAAGAGAGAATTGAGTCTGTTTTAACTGAACGAGAAGTAAAAGGATCTAATCTTTCAACTTTTAAAAAAACTAATGCATATTTAGCACAACAAAATGCTAAACAAGTAGCTAAATCTAATTATTTAAAAAAGATTATTAATGTAGATGTTCGTACTGATGTGTTTAACTTAACAGGAGATGAAGCAAACGAACCTGTAGACATAGCAATATTTAAAAATACAGCGACCTCTAACGGATCTGATTCTACGTTACAGTTAAGTAATGGTACTACTGTATCTTCAATGAAAAGAAGTCCTGCAGCTATAGATCCAAAAGCTGGTATAGAATATTACATAGAATCTCAATTACTTAATCAAACTCCTTTTAGTTTTATAGGAGAAATATCTCCTAAAGTTAACCATATTAGTGAAATAGAAACAATTAGAAATAGACTTGATGCAGGAGAAATTGTAGATTTTAGTGCTTCTGATACCTCACAAATTCAAGGACTAAGTACTGAAGAAATGTCAGATAAGTATAATGAAGGTGCGCCATTCTTTTT